CATCCGCGGTCGTTCGGACGCGGCGAGACGACCTACGATCCCTGGCACTACGTGCCGGTGCTCGCGCGCAAACCCGGGGCCTTGCGTAACGGCGCACCCTTCAAGGACTGGGTGCTGCCGGCCGCGATCGAACGGATCCGGCGCAGGCTCGCCAGCACCGACGACGGCAATCGACAGATGGTCGACATCCTCAATGCGGTGCTGACTGACGGTTTGTCGGCGGTCGAAGCCGCCTGCGCCGAGGCGCTTGGTCACGGCGTCCATTCCGCTGACGTCGTTCTCAACATCCTGGCTCGCCAACGCGAACCCGCTGCACCGGCCAACATCATGACGCCGGCGGCACTGACGCTCCGCCATGCGCCGATCGCCGATTGCGCCCGCTACGACAACCTCCGGAGGACCATCTGATGGAACGAACCCAAATCTTCGACCTCATGGGCGAGCTCAAACTCTACGGCATGAGGGCTGCCTTCGACGAGATCATGGCGACGGCCGTCAAGCGCCAGCACGAACCGCAGCATATCGTCGGCGACCTGCTCAGCGCCGAGATCAACGAGAAGCAGGCGCGGTCGATCAAGTACCAGCTCACCATCGCCAAGCTGCCGTTGGCCAAGGATCTCGACGACTTCCAGTTCGAAGGCACGCCGATCAATCAGACGCTCGTCAACGATCTCGCCGGCGGCGGCTTCATCGCCCAGCAGCGCAACGTCGTGCTCGTCGGCGGCACCGGCACGGGCAAAACCCACCTGGCCATCGCAATCGCCAGAAGCTGCATCCGATCCGGCGCCCGCGGTCGCTTCTACAACGTGGTCGACCTCGTCAACCGCCTCGAGATCGAGACCCGTAACGGACGTCAGGGCCGGCTTGCCGAACATCTGACCCGGATGGACTTCATCGTGCTGGACGAACTCGGATATCTACCCTTCGCCCAATCCGGCGGCCAGCTTCTGTTCCATCTCGTCAGTCGGCTCTACGAGCGTGCTTCCGTCATCGTCACGACCAATCTCGCCTTCGGCGAATGGCCCAGCGTGTTCGGCGACGCCAAGATGACCACCGCGCTGCTCGACCGGTTGACCCACCACTGCGACATCGTCGAAACCGGTAACGACAGTTGGCGCTTCAAAAGCCGCGACGACGATCACGCCGCCCGCGCTCGTCTCGTCTCCGCAATCCCGGCCAGCTCCGACGAGTCGAGCGCTACCCTCAAATCACGCCGCGCGAAGGGGTCAAAATTGGACGCCGATACGGGGTCAAATTTGCGAGCCGATTGACATCATCGGCGCGATTGTTTCCCTGACGTGCCTCGACTTCGTTCATTAACCGACATTCCATTCCGCGAGATGGCTCGCAGAAAGCACTGGCATTCGTCAGCAAAGCGAGCATTGCTGTGTCAGGAGCAAGGCCCTTGAACAGGCCCCGCAGCGCAACATAGCTGACGGGGCTTCAGGTGGTGCGACGCTGATGTCGCCTCATCTGGAGGGTTTAATGCAGAAGTCATCCCGTAGCCGCAAAGCACCACCTAAACGCGTTCGGCACGCGAAGTCTGGCAATGTCGGCCGTGCCGCCAAGCCAACCCAGGCTGCACGTCAGTCTGCGCGTCAGCAGACGAGTGACAAGCCGAACAAGCAGGCAAAGCTGCTCGATCTATTGAGGCGACCGGCCGGTGCGACCCTTGCAGTTCTCTCTGAAGCCGCCGGCTGGCAGCAACATTCGGTGCGTGGATTTTTGGCCGCCGTGGTCCGCAAGAAGCTTGGATTGGAGTTGGTATCAGCAATTGAAGCCGATCAACGTGTCTATCGGATTGTCACTGCTGTGGCGCGATAGGCTTCGTGATGGCGAGAGCATTAAAAGGTGAGGCCGCCGGTCAGGGCGACCTCACAGGTCGGGGCCGAAGATCACGTCGGCTCTCAAGGCGATCCGCTCTGGCTCATCTGCCAAAGCATCTGCAGACGGCGATCATGAGCTATCGGCGGCAGGCGGATCAGTTTGGTGAGCTGGAACCTGCCATTCGTCAATTCCTCGATCGGATCGCCGAGAAGGAGACACGATCGTCAGTGATGGCAAAATTGGTCGCCTTCGATCGCAACCAGATCGAGTTGAAGGCAGGTACCATCCTGTCCCGCGAGTGGAATGGAGCCATGCATCGGGTGATCGTTGTCGCTGGCGGCTTCCTTTGGGACGGGACCACCTATGACAGCCTGTCAAAGGTTGCTTTCGCCATCACCGGTACTCGCTGGAACGGGCCGCGGTTCTTCGGTTTACGCGATGCCGCGGGGAGCGAAGACGAGCCATGACCAGGCGCTGCAGAAATGGCTCGTCGCAAGCAAAGATCGCGGTCCGTTGTGCCATCTATACCCGCGTCTCCACTGACAACGGTCTGGACCAGGAGTTCAACTCCCTGGATGCCCAGCGCGAAGCCTCCAGCGCCTATATAAGAAGCCAGGCCCATGCCGGCTGGGTCGAGGTCAGGACCCGTTATGATGATGGCGGCTTCTCCGGGGGATCGACAGATCGCCCGGCGCTTCAGAATCTGCTGGACGATGTTAGAGCGCGCAGGATCGACATCATCGTGGTCTATAAGGTCGATCGCTTGACCCGTTCGCTGGCCGACTTTGCCAAGCTGGTCGAGCTTTTCGATGCCCATGGCGTGTCGTTCGTCTCGGTCACCCAACAATTCAACACCACCACCTCCATGGGGCGGTTGACCCTGAACGTATTGTTGTCCTTCGCCCAGTTCGAGCGTGAAGTCACCTCCGAGCGCATCCGCGACAAGATCGCGGCTTCCAAAAAGAAGGGCCTCTGGGTCGGAGGCCCGCTGCCGCTCGGATATTCCATGCGTGATGGGAAGGTGGCGGTCGTCAGCGAAGAGGCAGAGCAGGTGCGTCAGATCTTCACTCGTTATCTGGAGCTCGGCAGCGTCCACGCCTTGATGCGGGATCTGACGGAGCGCGGCATCGTCAGCAAACGCCGCCTGCTCAAGACCGGCAACGTCCGGGGCGGTGTTCCGTTCGGTCGCGGCGCTTTGTTCTATCTGCTGCGTAATCGCTTCTATATCGGAGAGGTCAATTACAAGGGACAGATCTATCCCGGCGAGCAGCCGACGATCCTCAATCGTGAGCTGTTCGACCGCGTCCAGCAGACCTTGTCAGACCAGTGGGGACATTCGACAAGGACCAGAACATCCTTCACGCATCTTCTGACCGGCCTGATCTTCGATGATGCCGGTCACCGCATGAGCCCGACACAAGCTCAAAAGAATGGCCGGCGTTACAGTTACTACGTCTCACGGCCACTGTTGTTCGGCAATGCCGCGTCTGCCGAGGTTGGCTCCGTCTCTCGTGTCCCGGCTCAGGAGATTGAGGAGCGGATCCGGACGATCATATTGGAGCCACGACTTCCAACCAAAAACGCCGCGACCATCGATAGTACATTGGCGGGCAATATCATCGAGCGGATCGAGGTGTGCAAAAATAAACTCGTGGTCCAGCTCAAGCAAAAAGAGACGGATGAGAGGACTTCTGAGGATGATCTCACCGTCATCATTCCGTGGACGAAACCGCCGTCACGAATGCCACGCTCGATCTTGCGCCCGACATCAGCTAAGCTTCCGCTGCGCCCGATGAAACTGGAGCGGCGTGCTACACTCGTTGCTGCAATTGCCCGTGGCCGCCGATGGCTAGACGAACTCGTTGCGGACTCGGCAACAGATGCACAAGCCATTGCACAGCGCGAGCATTGCAGCCTTCGTCACGTCAACATGACGCTGTCTCTGGCGTTCCTGTCTCCGATGCTGGTCAAGGCGGCCGTTGAAGGTCGGCTGCCTCGTGGCGTCGGTGTCGAACAGCTCCGCGATCTGCCGCTCGAATGGGATCGCCAGCTCGAGGCACTTGGCCTCTCACCTGTGTAGTCAGCAGTATGCATTCCTAACGCGCACCCAAAGATAGCCTGCATCGCCACCTGGAAACTCAGTCTCGGCGCGACCCAAATGTGCAATCAGTGGTGAAAAGCCCTGCGCCAGTTGGCCCGCGTTCGCCACTTCCTTCATCCTCTGAAATGAGATGAGCGGGCTCCTGACCGATCGGTCAGGAACGGGAATTCGCACCGCGGAGACGGGCCGCCTGAAATCGTTGAAATCTATCGATGATCGCCGGCAGAGACTGAGGCTTGGGAAAACCACCCCGGAAAGCCCGCGAAAAACGGCCAACTTTGGTTGTCGACACGGATGTCGAGTTTGTCTGGACCGAATGGTGGCGGACGCAGTCGGATGCGAGCCGGTCTCTGTGCCAATTTTGCTGAAAGCAGGGAAAAGTACAGCGAATTTCGCAATTTTGAGGTAGTTTATAGCGTCTAACTAGTAGAAACTGCTGTGGCGCGGGCATTTCTCTTAGTTTGATATCAGATTTTTTTGCAGGGAAAATGGCCGTCAAGTGCAGGGAATTTGGTGTCAATTATCAGCGCGAATTCGCTCCATCGGATGCGCATTAAGGCCTTCTATTATTTCGCATATTCGGCCATGAGCGAGGCAGAAACGATGCGGGCTTTTGATCTCGATATTTTAGACGGACGGAAGACCTGCCGAACGGTGCTTGATGCACTGGACCGTTTGGAAATTTTGGACGCCGGTGAGGCAGTCTTTGCCACGATTCATGCGGGGAAAATACCCTGCCCGAACGGACGGACGTTGGGGTTGGTGCTGCTTGGTACCGGATCGTCGGGCGATCCTGATCGACGATTTGCGCGCCTTCCTGACAGCGCTGCCTTCCGAGCGAAGCTCGCCGATGGCACGCTGATCCTTGGTGATATTTGCGAACTTGATGGAGCGACTGTTGGATCGACCGGGACGGTTCAGCTTTTGGATGGCCGCCTCATTTTGAGCGTCGAGCTACAACGCGGGGACATTTACCAGCACTATGATTTTATGGAACGGGAGCATCATATCGTTCGTCTGGCGCTCAGGCTGATTGGCGAGGAGGATCGCTGTTATCGTTCCTTGAATGAGCAGTTGCTGCCTGGAGAGAAATGTCTGGATTACGCAGCCGTTCGACAGGTTCGCCTTCCTCGCGTGAAAAAGCTGTTGGCTCGAATTCAGCAAGAGTCAGACCTGGATATTTCAAAACTAGAAATCGAAAGCATATTGCGACGGGCGGGAATGCAGTTTCCCGGGAAGGCCGCTGCATCGCCTTGAAAGACGGTGTGAGCATATGTCCGGCGTCCGCCTCAGAATAGCCACGATGGAACTCTGCTGATCCTTCGTGGAACTCTGCTGATTCTTCTGGTCCGCCCGGACTACCTGCATTCTATGGAAGCTTCTCTCACACGAGGAGCTTTCCATGCAAATCAAGCGCACAAACGAATATCGCAATCCGCGCGACCTGAAGCGCCATCCTAACCACGTCCGCATCCATCCCGCCAAGAAGATAACTTTGCTCGGCAAATGGATCGGCGACATTGGGCCGACAATACCGATTGTCGTCGACGAGTACGGCTTCGTTCTCGCAGGATGGGCTATCGTTCTTGCCGCGATCGAGATCGGGGTCGAAAGGATTCCCGTCGTTGTACTGACGGGGCTCTCGGAGGCGAGAAAGCGAGCCTACCTCCTGTTCGATAACAAGATTGCCGAGCACTCCACCTATGATTGGCCGGCACTTGCGAACGAACTTCAGGGCTTGAGCGAACTCCTTTCTGCGGACGGATTGGATTTCGAACTCACTGGCTTTAACGCGGCAGAGTTCGACGCTCTTACCGCGAGGCTGCTCGATGACGCGAGCGAGCCCGACGACAACGTCCCGCCGCCGGGTGCGCAAGCCGTCACGCGTAGAGGCGACATCTGGGTGTTCAACAAGAAGCATCGCCTTCTTTGCGATGATTCCCGAATAGCCGATTATGCGCGGCTCATGCGTGGCAGCGTCGCCGCCATGTGTTTCAGCGATCCGCCCTACAATCTCAAGATTCCCGCCCTGGTTGGGCGAGGGAAGACCAAGCATCGTAATTTTGCGATGGCGTGCGGCGAAATGTCGAGTGCCGAATTCACGTCATTTCTAGTGGATGGGCATAGGGGCGCTGTGGAGAGCGTCGGCGACGGAGCTCTCGGTTATTTTTGCATGGACTGGCGACACCAGAGCGAGATTCTCGCTGCCGGCGCCAAACTCTTCGATGCCCCTCCGCTTGCGCTGGTGGTCTGGGCGAAACCCAATCCCGGACAGGGGACGCTCTATCGCTCGGCGCACGAACTGATCTACGTCTTCAAGAAGGGCACGGCTTCTCACCAGAACAACGTCGAGCTCGGGCGATATGGGCGCAATCGCTCGAATGTCTGGAGCTATCCTGGGGCGAACTCCTTCCGTAATGGGCGCATGGCCGATCTGGCCGCGCATCCTACGGTGAAGCCGATCATGTTGGTCGCCGACGCGATCAAGGACTGCACCCGGCGCAATGACATTGTCATTGACCCCTTCATGGGAAGCGGCACAACCATCCTTGCTGCGGAACGGGTCGGAAGACGGGCCTATGGTATCGAGATGGACCCAGTTTACGTCGACACGGCGGTGCGGCGATGGATTGCCGCCTACAAGAGCGACGTCGTTCTGGAAGGCTCAGATCTGACGTTCGATAAAGTAGCCGCCTCTCGCGTAGGAGGTGCGTGATGTCATCGACCCGAAAAGGCTCGTCTTCAAAATCGTCGCCACGAGGCGGTCGTAATAATTCGACGACGGCTGTCGATAGCGGAGCGATTGATGTCGGTGACAACGCCAAGAGTGGGGTTGGCTATCGCAAGCCTCCTAAACGCCATCAATGGAAGAAGGGGCAGTCTGGCAATCGTGCGGGACGCAAGAAGGGCAGCAAAAATAAGAGCACGATCATCATCGAACTGATGGAGCAGAAGCTCGGCCGTAAGATCGAGGATATCTCAAAGCTCTCGCGGCTCGAAGGCATGCTGCTCAAGGCGATTCAAAAGGCCCTGAGCGGCGACACCAAAGCAATGGCATTTGTCCTTCGCCGTTATGACGATGCCGAGGCCGTGAAGTTACGCGCTGAACCTGTTTCAACGGAGCAAGACGAGACCGTCTATGCCGCGCTTGTCGACAAAATCAAACGTGAACTTTCGGAGACAGAACAATGAGTATGCTCAACATTCGAGATCTCGACGCCGCGCTGCGTCTGCGCTTCGATATCTTTCTGATGATGGTTTGCTACACGCTGAATCCGGGCAAACCGTATCTCGACAATTGGCATATCGATGCCATGGTGTTCCGCGCCAACGAGATCATGCGCGGCAATATCCGACGCCTGATCGTGAATGTACCGCCGCGCAATTTGAAGACCATGACGTTCAACATCGCGCTCGCGGCATTTATGCTGGGCCATGATCCGCGTCTTCGAATTTTTGCAATATCCTACGGAGAACGGCTCGCAGAGGATCATGCCGCGCTCTTCCGCAAGGTGATCGAATCCGATTGGTATCGGCGGATCTTTCCCGCGATGCAGATTCAGCGTATGGCAAACCACGAATTCTTTACAACGCAGGGTGGCTTCCGCCGCTGGACCTCGATATCCGGCGCGATTACCGGAATGGGAGGAGACGTCTTTATTGTCGACGATCCGCTCAAGCCCGACGATGCGACGTCGGAGATCAAGCGGACTGGCGTTAATCACTGGTTTGGTGGAACGCTCACATCTCGCCTCGACAACAAGGAGACGGGTGTCATTATCATCGCCATGCAGCGGCTGCACCTCGACGACCTGACCGGCTATCTGCTCCGTGAAACGACCGGCTGGGATCATCTTGAATTGCCGGCGATTGCGGACACACCTCAGAAAGTGCC